GTTCAATGGCACAATCTTGCCAGAGATAGTTCTGCTGGCTGAATCTGCTGTGAGTTCAGCTGTAAGGGTTACGATTTGATTCATGCCATACCGTTGCTTCCGTTAGGTGTTAGATCAGTCATTTCCATTGCTTGTTCTGTTGTAACTAGCCCAAGCGATAGCAATTTTTCAATTACTGCAAGTTCTTCCATTGGATCAGTACGCAAGAAGTTATGGTCGATATCGAACTTAACAACATTGCCACGAGCAGTAATATCATCCATAGATAGGCGATCTTCAATCGCTGAGATGAATGGTTGTAAAGATAAAGTCAAAAATTGCTTGCGCTCATCCTGGACATTTGCATAAGTCATTGAGTTGTTGCGGTCTGCTGAAACATAATAAGCAGGCACGTTGCAAAGTCTGGCGCATTCTGTAGCGAGTTGCTCGATGGCATCTCCGTACATCATGTCTTTAGGAGAATATGAAACTGCATTGTATTCAAGGGTAGAAGTTAAGTAAGCAGTTGAACGATTGTTACGAGCGTTCTTCCAAGCAGCTAATAATCCTGCAACTTCTTTTGGATCAAGGTCTGCGCCATTATTTTTAAGGTAGCCAGTTGCCATTGGAGTAGATGCAGCAATCGCTGCGGCTTTCTGAACATCGATGGCTGCCCGAATTGTTTGAACACCGGTACTTAGGATTCCATCGTTTAATGATTGGAATGTAATAAGAGAACCTAATCCATCCATCGGTAAGGTCATTCCATCAACTGCGTAAGATTTTACAAAAGTATTTGTGCTATCAAGTGTTGCAGTTACGCGGTTGTTAGCAATCCATTCAAAGCGAGATGGGCGACCATCTTCTGCATAAACTTCTACAACTTTCCAAAAGGCTTGCGCATATAGAAGCAATGATTCAACTGTGTATGAAATAGTAACTGATCGTGGTTGTGAATATGAAGGTTGCTCTAACCATACTGGTGAGCCAATTTCTTCATTTGTAGATTTCTTGTAAAGGTTTAACGGAATTGCGCCGATTGTTCCGCACAGAAGATTGCGGCATCGTTGAATCGCTGGAACTGAGAGAGCTTCGTTGCGACTTACATAAGCATATTGAAACGGCATTGCATACGGCGAGTATTCGCCTAAAACTTGGGGCGCTGACTGTGCTTCGAGAAGTGGTTTAGTTTGCAGTCCGAATGTTTGCAGTATGCGACCCATTTGGACATTTTAGCATACATTGTCTAATTCTTGACAATTTGGGTGTGTTGTGTCTAGGCAATAATTTGTGGCTTTGGAGCAGGTAGCATCAATTTGGAAACACACATTGCCAATCCAATGGGAGCGGATATATCGCCTGCTGATTTTCTCTTAATAATTCTCCAAGCAGAGTCATTAACCTTAGCTGCACAGTTATTCATCTGTTGAATCAATTCGGCTTGTCCATTGTGAACTACTCGATGATTGACCAATCCTTCAAGGAAATCGCCACAGGCTTTGTAGAATTGCTGGCCTGATACATCTTCGCACATAACGCCTGCTTGTAAGAGTCTGTCTGCAATAGTTTGAGTCGCGTACTTGTCAAAGCAGACTAATCGCGGTTTGTAGATGTCGCACCAGGCTTTAATGGATGCCGCCATCTTTAGTTCATCGATTGCCATTTGAGAGCTGTAGGTTTCTAGGATTCCAATGCCGATTCGACCATCTGGCAATAATTGACCAGCAACCAATGATCCATTGCGCCTTGACGGGCTAACATCAAATCCGAAGACTGTATAAGCGCCTACAGCCATTTCAAGGGTGTTATCAGACGTTTCTTCCAATACGCCATGTGGCCAGGGCGATTGAAGGCTATCAATCCATTGGCATAAGGTTTCTGTCCGAGTTTGCTCTATCGGATTAGTTGCAATTGCTTCTTCAATGGATTCTTTTGTAATTATAAATCCAAGTGCAGGGTTGCTAGGTGCTACAGCATCGCGCCAGAAGGAATCTAGGGTTATATCTATCTTGCAATACTGTGGTGCTGAGTATTCGTAATAACCAAATGTTTCTGGTGGATAATCTTTTGCTCTTTCGACTAAGCCATTGAGAACGCTACTAAAGTGATCACCAGCATTGCTAGTTAGGAATGTTTGTGCATTGGCTCTAGCTCTTGTTACCGGAACTGCCGCTTTATAGCCATCTTCTGAGATTTCTCGAATTTCATCAATCCATAACAAGTCTGCTGTTCTACCGCGTGGGCTGGATGAGTTATCGCTAATGACATCAAGCGTTGCGCCATTAAGCAGCTCTATTCTTTCGCCGCCATTTGCATAACGGATTGCCTTTGTCATTGCTTTCAGTTCTGGAGTCGATTCGATAACCCAAGCAATTTCACGAAAGAGCATTAACGATGTTGCTCGGTTGGCAGACATGATGATTAGCTTCTTCTCACCACCGTAAAACATGCCCCAGATAACTCGAACTCGACCTAGATGACTTTTACCATTCTGACGACTTATGAGCAGCAAAGATGTCTTGCGCCGATAATTATTCTTTTTATCTACGCTCATCATGTCTTTTAACACGAATTCCTGATATGGCATCAGCTTGTCCATCTTTAGACGTTCAACCATGTCTAAAACTTCCTGATACCTAGAAGCGCCTTTAAGAAGTGGCGTGTGAACTCTTGGTTTGGTTGCCCCTCGTAGGGGAAGTTTCTTTTTGGGTTTATCTGTCATTGACTCGGACTGGGTTTGATCTTAAAAGGACTGTCCGGCATCGGTCTGGACTGCATCGGGGATATACGGGATGAAAAGACAGGGGGGGTAGCCGTCTGTGCTAAAAAAACACCCTCATCCTTCGATGACTTACGCAAGTTACAATCACGACATAAGACTTGTAAGTTATCCATATCATGAGTGCCACCGTTCTTACGGCTAATGATGTGATCGACTTGCAAGTTCTCATCATTGCCACAGTATCTACAGATACGACCATCTCTTGCGAATACTCGCTCCTTATGTGTTCTGTACTTTCTACTGTTTAACTTATCTAGTGCCATCCCTTACGCTTCCAATGATCTAATGCTTTGCATGTATTGGGTTGCTTACCTTCATGAGTAATAGTGTAGCCATACCTATGCCCTATGTATCGTAAGCCCCAATCAATCTGCTCTAATGGATTAGCAGTTCTTAACCATTCGCTCTTGCCCTGTGGTATCCCATAGACCCTATGTGTACCTTCTAAGTTACCTACTGCTTTCCAATTCCATCCAGATTCTTTTCCATAAAGAGTAGCTAAACATTTGTAATTATGAATTGTTAATTGCCCTCTTGCATACTCTTTTGATGTGATGCGTTTATTAGGATCGTTTGTCGCACTTGCAGCTGATACGAAGTTGAAGCATAGAGCTATCCCCAACACGATTGCTACCGAGCGAGCTATGCCCTTAGGGGCTCGCTCTGAGCACCTGATGTGCTCTAGCCCTCTGAGTGTACTCGTCATGTCAAATCCATTTCTATTTGTGCAGGTCAGGACGGCGTTTCTTAGTTGTCTATATGCGCTTCCTCATCTGGGCATGACCCAAAGTAATAACATGGGCAATCTTCATCATTTATTATTCTTGTCATTTGTGTAGAAGCCCTTCCCCTTAAATACTAAGCCAGGTGCAGAATAGATTCGATTAGCCTGTGCGCCACAGCTAGTACATCGAACTAAGTCATGATCCATAGATAGTTCTAACTCCATTTGTGTATTACAAATAGGGCAGCGATAGTCATACATCGGCATTAACGGCTTCTTCTTTCCCACAGGCTTTGCACTCCCAATGTTTAACTTTCCAATTACCACAATCAGTACATCTGACTAAGGTTTTCTCCCAGTCAATATCTGCCGGAATCTTTGTATAACCTGCCTTGCGTAATAACTGCACCAAATCGAGTAATGACAACATACAGACGAACTCACCGACTGATGCTTCCCCTTGACCATTAAGTCTGAAACACGCAAAGCCAAGCTTCCCTGACTTGTCTGTGCGTGCCTTGATTTGGCGTAGTGTCCCTTTGATGTCAAGTGAGTTACGAGCCTTAATCTCGATGTCGAACGGAACATTGAGAATGTCCTCGCCTTGACCACGACCGACACTAGCTGCGTGCCACCATTGCTGCAAGTACATGGCGACAATGCGTTCGGTCGCATAACCTCTATGTTTGCGGTGTTGGCTTGCCATTGACTGCAAAACACTTTAGACAGCGTAAGAATACTTGACCATTAAACTCTGGAGTAATAGCCAAAGGCTCATTGCATAAATCGCAATAGATAACAATACTCTGCGGTTCTTCGGACTCTCCGCCCATGATCGTGGCTCTGCCATCAACAAATGTTACCATTTCAGCCATGTTATGCCCTAACCTTTTGGGGCTGCCAATTGCCTTGTGGTGATATTTCGTACCAAATTACATCTTGCCCTTTATCGCATCGATCAATCTCGCCATTGGCAGCAGCGGAGCATTTGAAGTGACCCCATTGCTTACCCTTGCTGGAACCTGACTTCCAATACATTTCGCCGTGACGACAGCGCGGTGCATCTTTGTCAGTAGTCCCACCTATGATGTCCTTTACGGTTGCTACAGCTTCTTCACTTGTTATCGGCATTGCAACTGATTTGATAGTCCAGGGATCGTCTTCTTTAGCAACTGGGATGTATTCTGTTTTATCCCTCATTTGAGTCTTAACAACTTTCATCATCTCTTCACGACTTGGAGCGTTCTTCTCTGTACCTATATTGGCATTTTTTAGGGCAACTCCAATTGCGGAAGTTTCTCCATTTTCTAGGGCAAAATCTTTATTTACCCCACGCTCGGAGACTTCTTCATTGGCATGACCAGTAGCAAATGGTCTTTCATCTGTCCATAAACGGTAAAGATGAGCTTTGATTATGAATCGCTTATCGCCCCAATCAAGTATCTCTGTGACGATTGATCCGTCAGGGAATTTTTCCCAGAACATTTTAATACGTTCTTTCACCGTAGTGTAATCATCCAAATTAAACATATAGTTCATCGCCTTCTGTTTGTAGTTCAACCGCTATTGCCAGATACGCTATTGCATCAATGTAAGAATCTGTGTAATTTGGCGATTCTGTGATTCTGGCGAGTTTGACTTCGACCATTGCAAGTGCAGCTTGAACGTCTGTGACTGGGTAATCAAGTAGACAGGATAACCTTGCAGCAATCCGACCTTGATTAATTCTTGGATGACCGTAGACCTTGCCACGATCTTGCATGATGTCGATTGCATCGATGAGTGCCTCTGTTGCTTTCATCTATTCCTTCCAAAATTCTTGTCTAGAGATTGACCGACCACGTGTGTAGCCTTCGCGAACACCATCCTTGTGTCCTGTCCAATACCAGATGAAGCTAGTAGCAAACATGACACCGATAATTCCTAGTGCTTGTATTAAAAACATTTTGCCC